ATAGTTTTTATTATGGGCAAAGGGATACATGTACATAATAATTACCATCAAGAACAATATCAGAATCAAAGTCAAACACAACTTGTTATTTCTCTATTTGCTGAACGAGGTTATATGAAACAAATAACTAAGCGAATAGAAAGAACTAAAGTAACTTCATTCTGTAAAACATTAACTGCTTTTTAATATATGTTTAAAGATTTCTTAGAAGATACTTAAGACGATGATTTTGTATATATTTTGTATCCTAAAATAGTTACTAATCCTGATGTCATGGATCCAAAAAGTGATTATAAACCAATAAAAAGAATACGAAGATAATAGGAGGTGCTAGTTATGCCAACATGTTTGCCAATATTTTTCATAGGAATGCTTGTAGGATTGATTATAGGCTATGTGTTAAAGCACATAGAAGTAAGCAGAAAAAAGGCAAAGTTTTATGATGGCACTGGAAAGTCCATGCCTATGTAATTTACCTTAAAGTTCTTCCAGTAACAACTATCATTTAAGAAATAGTGGGGTGTTGATATGATATTTACTATCGTTCTTAGATACGTTAGACTAAGTATGTTTTGGTTAACATTATTATACATACCCATGTTTAGTATTGCCGCAAACTATCCTGAGTATGAGTATGAACAATCTTATAAAATACTCAAAACACAATACCCATGGTTGACTTTACCTTTCTATTATAAGATATGTCTTATGGCACCATACTATAAATTAGACCCCGCACTCTGCTGCTCTTTAATTCATTCCGAATCTTACCACAGGATATATAGACCTATACTTAAACAAATGAAATGGGCTGTTTCTAAGTCAGGAGCTATGAGTTATTGGCAAGTGATGCCTGTTCATTACCCAAAAGATCCTAAAGCATTACTTCGTGATACCACTCTAAATTTTCATAAAGGGATGGGCTATCTCAGAAAATGTATTTCCTTTTCAAAAGGAGATTTACGAGAATCTTTACGAAGATATAACCAAGGGATCCATGGTAGAAGAAATAAATATCTTGGATGGAATACTTATGTAAAACCAATTTTAAGGAGATACACATACTCATTATCGATGATAAATAAACCAAAACCAGAGTCAGGACCAGTAGTATTTGCAGCAGTAAATTAAATTTATGAGATGACCTATAAAAATTTTTAAAAATCTATTTATAGGTGATGCGTAATGAAATGTTCTCGTTGTTTTGAGTTAAAAAGAAAAGTAAAAAGGTTAGAGGAAGACTTGGAAGAAACCATAAAAAAGTTAAATGGTTATATCCATATCAATAATTATAAAATATTAGAATTACGGGGAGCTAACTCCGAAATCAAATATTTACAAGATGTAATTAAAAGATTGGAAAAGAAGAAGAAATAATTACATCTTTCTTTTATTTAGATTAGGTAACACATTCTTTCTAACAACTATCGTTTCTCCAAAGACACCTTCTCCACTTATAGACATACCACCGAGAGGAGCCTGCCCCCATATTGCACCATGAGGATTATGCTCTGCTTGTTGCATTACTTCATACGCAGAAGCAATAGATTTTATTGTAGGTAATGAAATTTTGTGCGGTAGAATATGCTGCCCATGTACAGTCTGTCGTATATAATCTTCATAACAAAACCAACACACACGACATACAGCATCAGCATAGTCTTTAGAACCTTGTGGTGGGTGATCCAATCTCTTTCCTTTTATTAACGTCAATTGTTTTAACTCATGTATCAATGTTTCATAATCAGGGCATTGCTTGGGCAATTCTATTTGCCCTTGATATATAAGTTGTTTTAAAACCTCATACATTTCTAAATTAGCCCCAACTTGTTCTACATAAATACCCTCAGAAAAAAGTCTTTGTATAGACTCTACACTACTCCATCTATCATATCCAACTTTCCCTACATTAAAATTATCACATATTAATTTAATAACTTCTTCTACATTACTAAAAGATACCGTTATTCTATTCTCTGGATCCGGAGCCCATCCAGTTATAAGATCTATTACAACTTTTAATCTTACAGATTCTTTATCTACCCCATCCTTTTCTCCTACTTTAACAGGAGATTCTTCTATATGTCCCATAGCTAACGTAAAATGGTCACGTTTCTCGCCCTGGTCCACACAAACATAATATTTATTTATCTGATCCTGTGCTAAAGGCAGTGCTTTCTTACCTATATAAATCCTAAATACTATACCTTCATCAGTCTGCAGTTGTTCTTCGATCATTTTCTCTGAGAAAAGAACTAATGCATCTCCTTCTGTTAGTACCTTATCTATTCTTTCAGGAAATTCAAAGAAAGGATTGATTGTTGCCGGAGGTATAGCTAAATAGTCACGTCGATATGTCTCGGGATTTTGTATTCTTTCACTTTCAAAGTCTTCTCCCTCAATAAAACCACTAGGATTAGCTTCTGTTTTAGGACTCAACTCAAAAGTAGTTGCATGCATACCATATAAATTAGGTACCTTTCTATCCATCTTTTCACGCATAGCACCTACTACTACAGACTGTGCTCCTACGTAACAGGTACCAGACATGGCTAATAGTTGCATAGTATAATCGTCTTCAAACATGGGAGAGGAAATAACTACTATCTTACTTACTTTCTTAAGGTTAGATACTGATCTAGATACAGTGGAATAAACCGCATTAGCAGAACGAGTCTGAGACTTGGCAGCAACAGCTCCTTCTACTACATCAAAACGACTAAGCTCATCCAATACTACACAATAACTTGTCTTACCAGCCAACGCAGAAGAGTTAGAGTGCAGGGATAACATAGCCAATCGTCTTTCCGGAAATTCCACAGCTTGTTTAAGCCTTTGGAATAGTGTATGCTTTCCCTCATTGGCTTCTCTCTCTTTTAAGTACGCGAAATACTTTACCCACCAATTCTTCTTATCAATAATACTTTCTATATGAGCAAATACAGTTTCTTTAGCCTGGATTTCAGAAGAGGCTATACATTGTCCAGTTAATCTTGATGGCTCTAAACCAAATTCTACTGCCGGATCCGGGAACTGTAACATATACTGTGTCATATATGTCATAATTACAGCTGCAATATAAGAATTGTGTGTTACTGTACCATCAGCTAAACAAAATAAATTATCTTTATCTACTCCAATCCCCGCATATTCTCCCTCACCAATCGATTCTACTTTAATAGAAGATAAATAATTTTCCCTATTGGACTGTTTCCCATTGTGTATATACTGTTTATATTTAATCTTGCAAGGTATCTCCCATACATCTCCATATATTGAGATTCTCCATGTAGTTCCCTCATAACCTTCAACTTGACATGTTGTTTTCTTTTTCTGTATATGAGTTCTATATCCAAGTGTATCAGCTAATCTTTTCACATCATTAGCTAATTGTTCATTAGATAATGCTATATCATAACCATGCCTATCAGCTCGATGATGCCCATCAGTATCTATAATTCCTGCCAATACCTCCAATCTAATTTCCTTACTATTTGAAATATAACATTGGGGAATATGTTTATTACTAACAAGACTTAATTTTTTAAACTCTTCCCACAAGGGGTTTAATAACCCAGAAGTTTTACATAAACGATAATTAGCAGATTTATTATTTCTTTTATCTGATATGGAAAGCTTTAAGTTATTCTTAGCACAATAATCTTCTAACCACTGCACTATTTCAATATCCGCTGATGTAATAATGGGTTGTTTAGAAAAACCATCTCCAAGCCAAACTCCTATCAAATAAGGATCAATAGGAACAGGTTGTTCTGAAAAAGTAATTAATCCAGCTTTATATCCTCTAAAAAAATATTTCCACTTATCCGATTTCTTTAAATAATCTTTTATAGAAATATTAACAACATCAGGCTCATTCGGATATCTTCCATTTGGTTGTCGATTAGACCTATCATCTCTAGCAGACTGAGTTTTTTTTAGTGAAAGAATATGATATTCGTTTACTGTATAATTATCTGCTTGAGATTGATGTATCTCAAACAATTCAGATGCCCCCCGCGAAGTTTCTAACACAGTCCGTGAAATAGAATCTGGACCCATAACCAAATCACCTACTTTAATATCTTTAGCCTTTTTTAATGTCCCATCAAACATTAAAATATTCTGGTCAATTTGGACACATTTACCTCCACGCATACCGGCACACAGAACACCCTGATCAAACTTATTCTTATCTCCTACTTTAGAAAATAACTCCTCTAAAAACTTTCTTTGCAGAGCTCGTAGTTTAATCCCTAAATATTCTTTGGATTCAGCATACTCAATGATGTCAGCTGTATGCTTTACTGGGCATTTCACTATCTTTTTAGCAAAATAAGGAGTTTCTATAGTAGAATGTGCTGTGTCTTGTGGGATATAATTAGAATTTAATAATTTATCACCTAAACCCATAATCACCTCATATCATTTAGTATTTAAACAATAGGAGATAACGGATGAAATTTAAGGTGTTTTAATATCCACAGGGATACCTAATTCTACATCAAATTCCCCGGCCAGGAACTTCTCAGCAACCAAATTAAACAAATCTTGTATAGTTACATCATAATATTTTGCCCTATTAATTAATTTATAATGCACATGTGCAGGGAGCATTGCTTGTACATGTTTTAAATGTCTATTTTCTTCCATAATTATATGACACAACTCTCCCTGTACTTGATAGTACATATTCTGAGAACATATTCTCATGAAAAAAATACTTCAATTCTTTTTTAATCTTGTTTATGATCTCATAAACTGCATGATATGTTATACCCAATTCTTTACTCAAAGCTGAACATGTAGTGGACCCAAGAAATACCTTCAAGCAAACCTCTTTAACTG